GAACTCGATTATCAATTTAGAGATGAAGCAGTTACCATTGAAATGTTCGGACAGGTAGGTATGGACGCGAAACTTGAGAAGGTACCGCCTATTCAAGTCGGTCAACGGTATTCGTTTCGTTGGTACGGATCTGAAAGTCTTCGCACCGCACAGCAGGTACAACAGCAGGTCCAGTTCATGAATGTGCTTCGCGGTATCCCTCCGCAGCAGCTTGGCGGTCTGACGCTCGACATTTCTCCGATTATTCAACAAGCAGCCGAAAATGTTTTTGGACCGCGTCTTGCTCCAAAAATTTTAAAAGACGAGCGACACATGATGACAGTGCCGCCGCAGATCGAAAACGATATGTTGCATTCGGGTTTGCCAGCTGAGGTTCACCCAACTGATAATGACGTGGAGCATATGCAGGTGCATCAAATGGCGGTACGTATGCATGGTGATCCTCATGGTACGTTTAAAGCCCATATGCTCGACCATATGAAGCAGCTAAAAACTAAAGCAGAAATGGCCGCTGGGGCGCAACAGCAACAGGGTCCCGCTGGTGGTCCGGGCCAACCCAAACCCGGAGCCGTGCCGGGGATACCGCGTGGAATACAGGCCCCGCCTGGCGCAATTCATACAGACCAGATGCAGGATCCCAGCGTAATGGAGCGCGGTTCAATTCAATAAAACCATTTGACAGGTAATGGTTTTATATATAATTATCGGAAAAACCTGCTGGAGAAATCTCGATGCCCGGTGAATTTGAAGATGAAAATTTAGGTGGTGAAGACCTCGAAGGAGGCGTACCCGAAGAAGAGATTGAAGACGGCGGTATCGGCGATGCTGATGACGCCGATGATGCTGACGACGTTGGTGATGATACCGACGATGCCGGTGACGACGAAGATGACGGACAAGAAGACATACGTGTTCGTCAAGCTCGTAAAGTAGAATCTGAAAAAGAAGAACGCCTTGCTCTCGAGCGTCGTAAATTAGAAGAAGATCGTGCTGAGTACGAACGCCTGCGGCGAAGCGCCGATGCTGAAGCGCGGCGTATTGCTGCTGCTGAAGAGGAGCGCAGGCGAGTTGAAGCGATGACTCCTGAGGAGAAGTTTGCTCACAACCTTAGCAAAAGTTTTGACACGATCAAACAAAGACAAGATCAAATGGAATTTCGTCATACCGACGATATGGATAAGTCTGCATATGACGCAAAGGTACGTAGCGATCCTAAAGGCGTTCACGCACGGTACGCTGCTCGCGTCGAGAAGTTTTTAAGTGACCAACGTGCACGTGGCGTTAATTATCGCCGCGAAGATCTTTTACATAAGCTGGTAGGAGAAGCTCTCGTGAATAAAACGGACAAAGAACTATCGCTACAACGTGCTGCCGGTAAGCAAAAGATCAACGCTGCAAGAACGAGACCTGTCTCCGGTCGCGGTAGCGAAACTACAAGTTCTGGCTCGGGCAAAAAAACGCTTGAGCAAAGACTAGAGAATGTGCAAATCTAACCTGAAGCAACTAGCTATAGGGCCTAACTAGGAGATCGGAAAATGGCAACTAACGTAGCATCACAGTTTTCATCTGATATTGAGCAGTATATTCAAGATAAAACTATGCCGCTTGTGCAGCGTCAGCTGGTCGCTTATCAATTCGGCGATCCTCTACGTTTGCCTAAGAACCGTGGCACTACTTATACCGCCAGCCGGTATGACCGCGTACCGCTCCCGTTTGCCCCGCTTTCGGAAGGTGTGCCCCCTCTCGGTGAAACCATGCCGCTGGCCCAGGTTTCTGCGACCGCGCAGCAATGGGGTGATAAAATCACTATTACTGACGTAGCCGAAATGACTATTAAGCACGATCTCTTTCAGAAGGCGATCGAGCTTTGTGGTTTGGCAATGTCTGAAACTCTTGAGCGTAATACTTTCAATACGCTGCTTGCTGGTACCCAGATCGATTATGTAAACTCTCGTGGGTCTCGCGCTGCGTTACAGGCTGGCGACGTTATCTCTCCGTACGAAATTGTCCGTGCGACCGCCAACTTGTATACCGTCGGTGCACCGATGTACAACGGTCAAGAAATGGCCGATGCAAAGATCGATGCAGGCAAGCCTACTAAAGCTTCGGCTGCTCCCCGCAGTATGCCGCACTATGTCGGTATCATCCACCCGTTGTCGGCTGCGGACTTCCGTCAGAACGCGACTGTGCAGACAGCTTTTTCGTACAGCGATATCAACCGCCTGTACAATTTTGAAGCTGGTGAATGGGGCGGCGTTCGTTTCTGTATGTCGAACCTCGTGCCGTACTTTGTCGGTGTTGCCGCTGTAACCGGAACCGCTGGTACCGCCGGATCTTTGGCGACCGGTGCTTATTACATTCAGGTTACTGGTTCACCGTCGTTGACTTCGCAGGAGCAGCGCATTTACCAAGTGTCTGGTTCTATTGCTGTCACCGGTCCGAACGGTTCTATCAGCGTGACCACGCCGAACGTGCCCGGCTATGTATTTAATGTTTACATTGGCACTACCGCTGTTCCCGTGAACCTGGGTGTATCGGCGTCCGGTCCCACCACTGGCCCGCTTGCCGGTCAAGCTACCCAGCTTCCTGCGAACACCGTTGTGACTATTACCGCTGTCGGTACTGCCCAGGTTCCGCCTGCGGCTCCTACCACCGGTATCACTGTGTTTCCCTGTTTCATAATTGGCAAGAACGCTTATGGTCAGGTTATCCTTGACGATCCGAAGTTCACGTATCTGAAGGGTGCTGATAAGTCTGATCCGCTCAATCAGTTGCGCGTGATCGGTTGGAAAATAATGTACGGCACTCTGATTGAAAATCAGAACTTCTTCATGCGTGTCGAAGCGACTTCGGCTTTTGGCGGTACTTTCGGTTAAGGAGTAGGATAGGATGGCAACCAACAAACCTAAAAAGAATTTCGGGAACCCGATGGACCTTGTACCGGTGGTACATAGTCTTGAGGACACGGAGGTTTCCGATATTAAATCTCGAGCGTTACAAGCTGCTAAAGATGAGCTTGCTGAGCGCGATCGCGCAGCTGTTTTTGAGCATGAAAAGAAAATGGCCCTGCGCCAATTAGAGCGGGAACGTTCTGTAGGTACGGACGAGGAGATAGTAAAAATATACATCGACTGCGCTCCTCACGCATCGACAATCAAGCTTGATGGGTTCGTATATTTTCAAAACCGATACTACGATGTCCCTGTCGATGTGGCGAGAGTGCTCTTAGAGCAAATGAACCGCACGTGGGTACATGAGCGCGAGATCGGTGGAGCGAATGTAAATTTTTACCAGACGCATTCTAGCAAGGTGCTTAGCCCACGGGAACAACACGTATGACTCGAGACCTAGAAGACAAAGTAGAGGTCGGTTATAATTGGGGTCTGACTACAGATCTTGGTAGTGGCCGCACATTCGTAGTTCAAGGTAACTTTCCGAAAGGTGCTACCAAAGAACAGATGGATAAAGAGGTCGATAAAGTTCTTGCCGTAGCAAATCGCCAACAGGCGATCGCAAGTATACCCGCGCTTGAAGACGCGGTAATAGGCGCACAGAATACTTATGATGCTACGGTTGCTGCGATTAATGAGGCAGAGGCTCGACACGAAGGTACGCCATTGACTTCTCAGCAACAGGCGGATCGTCGCAATGTGATGATTAATGTCGAGCAGCATAGAATGAACGTCGATCGGATAAAAGCGGAGCTCGAAAAAGCTAAGCAACTTGCGGTGTAGCCATGTCGTTACAAGCCCAACAGATAGTGTCGATGGCTATGTACATCGCGCGGTGTACGGGCTATACGACCCTTGCAGGTCAGATGTTGAATGCGATCCTTACGGATCTCGATGAGACAAACGATTTTGATATTATCCGTTCGACGACTACTCTCTCTATTGGTCCTGGGTTAAATACCGCGCCGAATGCCGGATACCTTTTGCCTTCAACGTATCTTCGTTCTCGTGAAGTTTATTATAGCGTCAACGGTACAATTTTTTATCTAAATCAACTTCCTTTGCAAGACTATGACCAATTATTTCAAGGCCCTGGTATTGATAATTACCCCGAAAGCTATGCGACTAACGTATCGCAAAACGATAATAGTTTTGTCACGATGTATTTTTGGCCCCCGCCCGCGCAGGTACTTTCCGTTACAGTACGGTTTCAGACTGAGGAACCGGTTATATCTACGCCGGAAACAAGCTCTGTAGTGCCGTGGTTTCCGAATCCGCGATATCTTTATACCAAGCTTGCAGCTGAATTGATGGCGCTTACTGCCGACACGCGGCGAGAAGAATTTCTTCTTGAAGCAGGTGGCATTCTAGATAAATTTTTAATCATGGGCGATGATAAAGAAGGCTTCGCACAAACTATAAAACTGGACGCCCGTAATTTTAGAAACCCTGATGGATTGAAGCCGACTAAAGTAACAGGTTTCTAGAAATGGGTGCTATCAATTCAACCCCGATACCTTTTATTGCTACTGGTTTATACGACAGTTTAGATGGTACAAACGCTCCTGTGGGTGCTTGCTCGGCGCTTTCTAATCTTGTACCGGATCGTTCTACTACTGCCGCGTGGACGTGTCGCCCTTCCGCCGTTCAAAAAATTATTCCCCCTGGTACTGGTCAGGTTGTAGTCGCTATTAATATTGGCACACGCATATATGGCCTCTATAGCAATGGCTCGGGATACGATGTCCCTTTTTGTTATGATATGGGGACAACGGCATTTGTAACTATTACGGGCGCTACTAGTTCCAATACCCCCACTACACAGTCGCTTGCCGGTGATTGGACGCCGCCGCAGATCCAAAATATTAGCACAAAAATAATCATTACTCATCCTGGATTTAACGGATCTAGCGGAAATTTTTTTGGTGTTATAAATATCGCTACTCTTTCCGCTCCCACATGGACAAGTCAAAATACTAGCGGCACCGCTTTGCCAAGCGTCCCAACATTTGTCGCGCAGTATTATAATCGCGCCTGGTTTGCTTGCGGCAATATTGCTTATTATAGCGATGTTCTTAGTCCGACAAATCTTACAAATGCAACCCAATCGATTACTGTTGGGGATACTAACCGGATCTATGCTATGGCAAACCAATCGGTCGATACTTCTTCTGGCGGCCAGAACCAATCACTCACAATTTTTAAACAAACAAGTATTTATCAAGTTTCCGGCGACGCGACCGGGGTACCTCAGGCGCTAGCGCTTACCCCTCTTCGTGGCGAAGTTGGTACTACCGCGCCTAACAGCATAGCTAACGCTCCAGACGGTACTTATTTTCTGGCGATCGACGGTATTAGAATTGTCAATAGTCAGGGTTCTATATCTGCACCGATTGAAGGTATCCAGGTACCATTTGTTTACGCACAATATCCGAGCCGCTGCAATGGCATGTATAATAACAATGTTTATCGAATAAGCGTCTATAATGGCAATGTATCAGGTACCCCGTTCCAAGAATTTTTTTATCATATCGATCTTGAGCAATGGAGTGGCCCGCATAGTTTCCCGTCTCAGGCTGGAGTAAGTTATCAAGGTACCTTTCTTGTGGCACCAATTGGTGTCGCTGGGCTTTGGCAAAGCGATGTCGTTCCGAATAGCGCCTCTTCGTTTGTCGAGAATGGAACTCAGCTTACGTTCACTATGACTTCCGCGCCCTTGCCGGACGTTGATATGGCTATGAAGAACATTGGCGAATCTACGATCGATATAGCTTTTCAGGGAGCGATTGGAGCAATTACTGTTACGATCCTCAATGCCCAGAATTATTATCTCGGAAGCGCAGCGGTCGTAAATACGGCGGCGAATAGCGTGTGGGGTTCATTTGTCTGGGGGTATGGTGCTTGGGGAGCCTCAGCCACAGGATTTAAACGATATAATCTTAATTGGTCTAATCCCATTACTACTGAAAAATTTGTCAGCCAGGTCATGGGTAACTCGTTTAATGGTTTGAAAATAGGCAACCAGTGGTTTAGAGTGGAAGATCTCGGATACACGAACGCGAGCGTGGGCTAATGACAATTATTAATCCCCTTCCTGTAAACCTTGTGAATGGAACCACCGCCGACGCTAACGCTGTCGATGCAAATTTCAACCAGATTGTTGCTAATGTAAACGCAAATGCCGCTAACGCCGGTGCAAACTCGACTATAACTTCTTTGACAGGTTTGGTCACTCCGCTTTCCACAAACCAAGGCGGAACCGGTGCCACTACGCTGCCTGGATTTTTATATAATCTTTCTGGTGTAATGCCGCCTATTTTAGCGACTAGAAAATTACTTCAGGTCACCAGTAATACGTTAGCGACATTTAGCTTTTATCCGAGCGTCGTGTCTTCGACAACTGCCGCGCAAACTATTATGACGTTGAATGTCAGTACGCTTGGTGCAAACGGTCTCGATACCGGTACAGTAGCAGCAAGCCAAACGTACTATGTATATTTTTGCGCGGGGACAAGCGGTACTTGCTTGGTGGCTTCTACAAGCGCTATACAGCCCTCGTTTACAAATTTAAGTGGGTATAGTTACGCGCAGCGTATTGGTGCGCTCATTACAAATTCGAGCGGATATCTAATTCCGGTTATCGGCGATGGGCGATCAATGCGTTATATATGCCCGTCAACTGGGACCCAGGGCCTTCCGCAAATGGCTTATGGTGTGGTTGGCAATGTCTCAACGCCGACTTGGGTTGCGATTTCTATCTCCGGTTTCGTGCCTGCTACAGCATTAAAAATTAGTTTACTCGCGCAAAATAATTCAGGTACTGGAGCTGTAGTTATAGTCGCGCCTAACCCATACTACGGTACGTTAAATCCATCTAATGGTTCGGGTTGGGAAAGTAGAAATAGTTCACCGTCAATTGTTTTAGGTTATCAGGGTCCTGATGCTGCTATGACTGTTATGGGCGATCTTGTTCTTGAAAGCTCTTATATATACTGGGCCACCAATTCGACGGTTGCGTCGCTCAATTGTTATGGTTGGGAAGATAATATTTAATGGCTGTTTTGCTGAATGATATTGGTGATTTTTCGGGAGCTTTAGCGGCTATAGGTATAGCTGCGGGCGGCTATTTCATTAATAGCATCCGTAACGAAACTAAAGAATTGCGTCAGTGCGTAAAAGATAATAAGCTCGAAGCTTGGGACAGTCGGAATGAGTTACAGAATAATTTTAAAGAAGACATAGAAGAAACCAGGTCGAATTTTAAAATTGATTTTGATGATTTGAAAAAAGGGATACACGAGGCAGAAGTTAGGTTGGGAGCGAGGATCAGCGACATGGCAATTGGGGTGATCGACGTGTCAAACAAACAGCAAAACGCTTCTCTTGATATGGCTCGTAACATGTTTACTCGTGAGGATGCAAAGAATATGCAAGACGCTTATTTTCTTGCTTTAGAGAAACTTGAAGCGCGTATCGATTTAAAACTTGCTGGCATTGTCGCACAGCTAAAAGGGGGTTAGAAATGGTCATAGACAATCGTCCTCTTGGTATTCGGCTTAATAATCCGGGCAATTTACGCTTCAGCGAAAATAATAAATGGAAAGGTCAAATAGGATCTGCTGAAGGTTTTTGTCAATTCGACACGCCCGTAAATGGTTGCCGCGCTATGATGACGCTGCTTCGTAATTACTACGCCATTGATGGTTTGGTTACGTTGCAAGACATCATTAGTAAGTACGCGCCTCCTTCAGAGAACGAGACGGATGTTTATATCGACAATGTATCGAAACGTATGAAGTACAGTCCTGATGCACAACTCGATCTGTCGGACGACCAAGAGCTTATGCTTTTAGCGAAGTCGATGACAGTTCAAGAGCAGGGACCTTGCCCTGGTGACAATCCGAATTGGTACGCTGACGCTACTTGGCAAGAAGCTGTGGGGACGCTCTCTGAAATAGGTGTGTAGTGGGTGATAATCCCTTAGATGATTGGTCGCATCGCAGGCCGGTTATTTACTTGGTCTTAACTTGGTGTGCACTAAATCTAACATGGCTAACCTTTAGAGCCGACGACAATCCTTTGCACCAGCAAGAGGCTTCGATGTATGGTGAGTTAATGGGAGCGGTCCTGTTGGGTTATCTTTTCGCTGCCGTGTGGAGCAATAAGGGAGTTATTCGTGAGCAATTTACTCGACAATATCCCAGCAATGATCCTAGCGGGTCTTCTGGCGATAGCAGCAATATGGGGGGGACTTGAAACTTACCTCCATGCGTCCGACAAAAAAACGATCAGTGCTCAAGCCACCGCCCTCGCTACAGCACAAGCGTCGGTTGACAGCGCTAACAGAAATGCTGACCATAATTCAGCCGTCCTCGATCAAGTCCTTTCCGAAATTAAAAATACCGACGCAATCATAACCCAGAACCAGCAACAGTCTCAGCAGAATGCAGCAGATCTCGCTGACATCAAAGGGAGCGTAGCGAATGTTAAAAACCCGGTGGATTGCCCTCAGTTTGATGCTGTGCTTGACGGCTTGCGCCGACAAGGTATGCCCGGTAAACGAGGCGCTCACTGACCACGATGTTACACGACCAATTCCGCCCGAGATTGCTACGTGTGAGGACGAACCCCAGGAACCTACGTTTACGAGCGATCAAAGCGTTCGTGAAAAAGAGATCCAGAAAGCAGATTGGTTTGCTAATGCTATTGAAGCTGGGCGCGACTGTCGCGATAAGCTTGCTGCTGCTGTAAGGATTGAGAATGCCCCTACGCTTCAAACAACAACGAATGGTGGAGATCCTTCAAGAGCTCCCTGAACTTTTTTATAAGCATTGGAAAGAAGCATCTTATAAACCTGGGTTTATATTTGACCCGGATTGGCAAAAATATCTCGAAAGCGATATCGCTGGCGGTCTATTTATTCTAACCGCACGGGCTGAAGGTAAATTAGTCGGGTACTATTTTGCCAATCTTTTTACACACATCCATTACAAAGGAATTTCTTGTGCTTTCGTACAAGGTTACTATTTATTGCCCGAATATCGCGCAGCCGGTAACGGCATAAGGTTGTTGAAAACGGCAGAAAACATATTAAAAAAACGCGGCATTCGTATGTTGTATATTAGTTGCGGTGAGCTATTAGATTTGGTAGGCTTGCTAGAACGTCTGGGGTTTAAGAAGGCCGAGACAGGGCTCTATAAAGTTCTGGGAGATGAGCATGGGTGACATACTTGGCATGATGGGGGGCGGTGGCACTTCTTACCCAAACATCTCTAATGCGCCTAGCCTTAGCACGTTGCCCAATCCGTATACGGGTGCCAACGCTGACGAGTATGGAAACATCACTCAAAATCTAATTAGCAATCCTTACGCGAACACTTATCAAGCGGGTGCAAATTCCGCCGGTGCTGCTGCGGGTACACTTGGAAATCAAGCTTTTGCCAATAGCGGTACGCTTTCTAATTATGCTTCTAATGTAATGAATTTGGGGCTCGATCCGCAGAACGCTCTTTATAACCAGCAATATTACAATACCGCGCAACAAACTGACGCCGATCTTTCGGCTCGCGGTCTGAACAACAGCGCTGCGGGTGCGGGTATCGCGAGCAACAACTTGAACAATTTTAATATCGATTGGGAGAATAATCAGTTAAGCCGCGCTGAGGGCGGTTTGAGCGCCGGTAGCTCTGCATATGGCGAGGCTGAAAATCTCGGTGAGTCGGGAGTATCCGATATCAATAATTCGGGGTTGCTACCTTATAATGCGTCGGAGACCGTGTATACGAACATCGGTAACGCGCTGAATAACTATGCAAACTTTTTGAGCCAAGGACAAAATTATAACAACTCTATCGCTAACACTGAGGACGGACTTTATAATTCTCAGATAAACGCTGACAATCTTGCTTTTGAGGAAGCTAAAGAAAACCAAAAAAACGATGGTAGTTTTCTTAGTAGTCTACTTGGTGGTTCC